TGTCCCAATGCTGCCTCCACGATGTCGCCTGGAATGATGCTCAAGATACAGGCGCGTAAACGTCGGCTACCTTGATTCGCCACCATCTCGTAAATGTCGCGCGGGTCTGTAAGCGTTTTTGTTCCGCCTTTTGCCATGCGTTTATGTGCGACCTGAAAGACCTTTGCTTGTCGGACGTTGGTTTCCAAGTCCCATGCGTATGCTTCGACTGTTGATACGCCGTTCTCCTGCGACAGTTCATGAACGCCAAAATCGAGGTTCCCCCAGTTCTGCGCCAAGACTTCAGCCAGTCGGATTGATGGGCCTTCAACGTTCTGACCGCCGCGCGGATAACTGTAAACTGCCGAATCTGCCAACGTCTGACGTGTGCAGGCGTTTAAGATTCGGTCTGCTGCCTGAATCTGATTGCGCGGGAACTGTTTAGCCATGAATACCATCGCCTGTATCTCGCTTGCTTCGCGCTGCGACTTGACTTCGGTCATTGTGTTTGGCAGTGCTTCAGAAACTGCCGTTTGTTGAAACGGGTTTTTTACCATTTTATTCATGATGTATCCTTAATCGTAGTATGCCCAAGCCGGTAAAGATAACGGCTCGATGTTCTCGCTGTATGCGTTGAATGTATCTGCTTTGATACATTCGGCAAGCGTCATTAAATCCCTGCGGAACAGTTCATGTCCGCGCTCTTTTGCCTGCTCGTCCAGTGTGTAGCAGGCGACTGCAAACGGTGCTTTTTTCTCAACAGCGATAAAGATAAATCCTTTCGGATATTCCCCCGTCGCCTGATATATGCCGTTACTGTAAAAAGCGTCCTGAACGTGATAGCGGTAATTGGCAACCGACCGCGCGAAACCGTGCGGGCTTGCGTCCTCCGTTGATTTCAGGTCAACGATGATTCCGTTGCTATTCCAAAAATCAGGACGGCAACGGCAATCAATCCCTGTTTCGTCATCGCGCCAAAAGACCGACTGTTCAGGCTTGCCGCTGCTCAACAATGCCGCAGCCTTTGGGTGCGCTTGGATGGCTGCCGCCATGCCTTTGATTTGCTCCCCCCATTCGGCTTTTAGAATCGTCTTTCCGCTTTCCGCAATCTCTGCCAACTGCGCTTTGCCGTCTTTGGTTCGCCCGTTGAAGTCATCGGGCAAGACCGCGTAAGATTCGGCAAACACTTCAGGCAACAAGATGTAGTCGTGAAACGCGCTACCAAAAATCATCGCCTGTGCGCTTTCGGTTTCCGATTCCCGCGCGTGTTTGTAATGCGCGGGGCTTTTGGCAAGCTGGTCTAACTGTGTCTTGCTGACTGCTGAATTACTGTGATAATCGGCATTGCTCATGCCATCAATAACTGTCATCGTTACTCCCCTGTCAGCAGCTTGTCCATGTACTTACGCGCCGCCTTTTCGGTTTTGAAAATCTGCACTTCTGTTAATGTCGGCTTTTTGTTTCGGTCGCGTCGCGTTGAACTTGTGTCATAGACAATCGGCATCAGCCCTACTTCATAGCTGCCTTTAACCACGCGCATGACAACGCTGTTAGTTCGCCGACCGCCTGAAAATCCACGACTTCTTGCCGAACGGTTGCCGCACGCTGCATATGGTTGGTGGTAACTCATTTCGGAAGCTCCTTGTATTTGCAATATCGCATTGATGGTTTGCCAGTTTTCTTATCCACCTTCTCATTGCCATGCTTATCAACTCGAGGCTTGAGAATTGCTATATAAACAGGGCGGATAAAATCTTCCTGACCCTTGCAAAGGTCCACAAAATCCATAGCTATCTTTTCGGACGAAAAATCGCCTGAAATTTGATAGCATCCTGTATCTTTGCCAAAAGTCTTTTCTTCGTCTTGGACTTTTACTCCAAGTTTATTAAATGACTTTTCATATTCTTTTTTCTTTGATTTACCAAATACTGCAAACATTATTTAACCTCCGCGTCGCCGCGCACTCTCTCGGCGGCTGTAAGTTGTTCGTACATTTTGGCTATTTCTGCTTCATGCTCCCGCGTCGCTTTTGCTGCCGCTTGCATTTCATGGCGGGCTACAACATCGCGGATGTTTTCGTATGGGTCGATAGCGTCCACGCCGATTGATGCGGCGTCTGTTGTGTAGTCCATATATGCCTGCGCTTTTGCGTATGCCTGTACGCAAAATGCAAAGGCTGCTGACGCGATGATGATTGCTGTGTATTTCATGATTGTTTCCTCGCTGATTCATGATGTTTGGGATTGCCCGCCGAATCTTCCTTACTAAACTCGGCGGGCTTGGCTGTTTCTTCGTCCAGCCTGCGCCGCGGCAACTAAAGGTATCGTCGCCCGCGCATTGTCGCGGTTTGAGGCGGTGGGAAAACTTTTCAACAAAAACCCCCGCCGGCATTCTGCCTACTCTCCACTTCATGGGTATTCTTTGCCGCTTCAGGCGGCGTTAATCTTTTCCTGCTCGATAAATCGGTCTGCGTAAAAATCGAGATTTTCGATTCGTGTGTAGTAATGGTCGTCCTCTATGGCTTCCTCCATTACTTCCATCATCTCATCGCTAATCCACGCGGCTCCATCTCGCAGGCTCATTCTGTATTCCCACTGGCGCGGGGTTTCGTCTTGGCATTGCTTGAGGGCTTCGCGGTACTCAAACGCCGTTTTCATGACGAGATATTCGATTTCGTCTTCCAGCGCGGCAAACGCTTCTTGCTTTGCTTCGCTGATTGCCTGCGCTCTCGTGTAGGCTGCATCCTCGCCTGCCATGCCCCAGTCGGATGTAATCGGTTCGCAAATCATTCGATGACCTCGCATTTGATTGGCGACGATGTGATTTTCAGTTTCGTGCCGTCTGAAAACAGGTAGAAATCCGTGTCGCCGTCTGACAGTTTCAAATCCCCGCCGATCATCTTGATGGTCTCGATGGTGTCGCTGTAAAGCTGGTCGTCCGGAAATCCAAACTCGACCATACTGTCAAACTCACTCTTTACCCATTGCGCCAAGTGTGGCGCATGGACTTTAATGTCTATTAAATTCGATGAATTATTCATCTTGCGTTTCCTCGCGCTGTTGTCTTAATCAAGGGGTCGGGGCTTACCGTTTCCGCGTGCTGTTGCCATGCCGTGTGTAGTCGGCTTTGTGCCTCCGCGTTGGCGGTAGCTCGCCCAAACCCTTGATTAAGCCGCCTGTCTTTCAAAGCGGCTCTGTTTGCGCTGCGGGTTATTGTCTTTTCGGCTCCCCGCCTGCCTGTAACCGTTTGTTCGACTTCCCCCATGCTTTACCATGTCTTTCTATCGGCTCTCGCCTACCTGAAGGGCGGTTACTGCGTTTCCTGATTTTTAAAGAGCGTTGCAGCGATATTGTTACCTGACACCTGTTCGTCAGCCCGTTTGCTGCTTCGATGTGTGTATATTACTAGCGGTTTTTATTTTAGTAAATACCTGCGGTAATATTTTTATTTAAAAAATATAACACTATGATTTTATGTAGATAAATTTTATAAAAAACCGCCCATCTAGGGCGGTTTTGCATAGGGAATACTTCCAATAAAAATAGCCCACCATTAAGCGGGCGGGCTATGTCGGGCTATAATCAAATAAACAATCTTTGATTGGCAAGTGGATTTAAAATCATCTTTTGCGGAACATTTTCAATGCTGATGTTATTGTGTCTGCGGAATATGCGATAACCTGCAAGGCTACCATTGGAAAAGCGAATAACGCTGCCCAGTACCAATCCCAATCCCATTGATTGACGGCATAATAGAAAACGCCGATCGAGATAGGAAAGGTTAGCCTTGCTATAAATAAGGCAGCAATAGCGGCGATCATCCACCAAAATCCAAATTCATCTTCAATGCCTGCAAATCCTATAAATATCTGAAATAACCCAAACAACAAGACAACCGCCATAATCAGGCAGCCACCGCTGTTGACATCCGCAAATCCTTCTTCATCCAATTCTTTTTTTACATCCAATTCTTTTTTTATTTGTTTGGCTTCTCGATTTGACTTCCATTCGGCTATTTTGAATTTCCCAATAAAGAACGCAATAGTGCCACCTGCGGCAATAAAGACAGCCAGGTCAATTTGGTCTTGCGTCATTCTATTCCACCCCTTTTATTTTAGGTTTGTAATCAGGATTAAGCCTACTCAGTAAAATATCGGTAGGTATCAGCCTTCGTTTCACTTCTACGACTACTCCGGCAATAAACGCGCCATCAGGCAGCGGGATGCCTGCGCCGCCATCGTAGATAATGGTATGCGTCCCATCAATCGCAATGGACAACCTGCCCACCATGCCGCGCAGGTAGCCCGTATTGTCGATACAAATAAGCACCAAGTCTTTATCTCTCGGCGGGATATGCGGCTCCACTATCAGTATATCGCCGCGTTTTATTCCTGCAAACTCCACGTCATCAGCCATGCGGACGCCGACGGTATGCCCTGAGTGTGGGATAAATGTTGCCGCCCTATCCCCATCGCCCTGTATTTGCGTCCTGTCCTTATCAGGGTTGGCAAGATGGCGAACTGCTATATCAATATCCAAAAGCGGCATTGATTTTAAAAAGTGCTTGTCTGCGTCGTTAAGCTCTTCTTTTGTTGGCTTGCTTACAGAATTTTGATTCAGGGTGTAACTGGTGGTGTTGTGTACGCCTCCAATATTATTGTGAAGTGCGCCATTTATAACGCCACCCGATATTATTAGTGAGTTTGACATCTCGTTAATTTCTTTTTCCGGTCTCCAGCT